CCATATAGATAAAAGTATCCCAAAACTTAGGGTCAGCAGAATAAGTATTATGATAATCAAGGGCAACGCATAAATCTTTTTCCCTTTTTTCTTCTTTAAATCCGCTTGCGTGAGCCGCTTGGGCTACTTGCAGTGCTTTTGCTTTTGTATTGAATGGACCTTTTGATCCCCAATACCAGCCGTCTTGTTTCTTAGCTATTGGCATATTTATCCCACCCAATGATCTTTATTGCCACGATTACCTGATCTCCATTGTATAACGAAGTCGTCTTGGTATAAAGCTACCCATTTTGGATAAAAAGTATAGCTATGACAGTATTCTCTAAATGCTTCTAATCCCCATTCTTTTCGCCAATACAATAATTGTCGGATACAACATTGATATCTGTGTTTTTCCACGCTTATTGGTTTTTTAGCCATTTTTGCAGTTCTTCACTTTTAACTGTTTCGGTAACTTGCTTTAACTTCATTCCATAGTTATTGGTCTTTAAATTATCCCAGTCTATGTCTTTTCGCCTAATTAATTCAGTATCAAAGCCTTTCCAAGCATTTTTAATGACATGCTGTGGGCGATTAAATCTTCTTTCTGTCTTTACCACTCCCGGCCACATTCTTTCCAAAGACTTAGCCATGACTAATCGACCATCACCTTTATAAAGAACATCAGTATTACCGCCTTTCATTTGCATAGTAGCCATTTTATCAATTAAAAAAGCATTCATAAGCACAGTACACCAACCGCCAGATAATACTTGTAAGCATAAATCTGTATCTTCGTTATATCTTCCACGCCATCTGTAATTTAAGTCATTACGAATTAATAAAGTGCTATACACATGACAATTTAGATAAAAAGGTGGCATTTTGGCTATTGCAAAGAAAGTATAGTTAAGACCTGCAATAGCTATATTTTCGTAACGATCTGTAAAATCTTCCGTAGCTACAAAAGCATATTTACTATTACAAGCTAATCGTTTACCCCTAGTAAGCCTACGCATTTTAGCAATATTGTCATCTAGTATCCAATGACGGAAATGACCATTTTTCTTTGAATGCTCCCAACAAAAGTTCCTTGCTGGTATTGATCCAAGCCCAAGATTAGCAAATGGAAGAACTAATACTCTTTCAGCACCATATCTGGAAGCATACTCATTCTTTTCTTGTGGTTCCACGACCAAAAAGAAATCTACACCATCTTCTATTAAGAATTTAGCAGTTAAGCAATTCTCATATCTACCTTTAGATATTACATAAACAGGGTAGCGTGGTTTAGTCATACTTTACAGATGCCTTATCTTCTCTTTCTTTTGGAGGAAACCAGCCAATTAAAGTCTTGCTTTCGCTATCAGTCATTTCCAAGCCGCTTAAAGCTAAAAATTGCGTTCTATCTTCTATATTTCTAAAGTTAATAGAAATCTTATAAGGCACTTCAGTAGGCTCATAGTCTGGCATACCTAGCCATTCAGCCGCTTCATTGATGTTTTTAATCTCTTTAGCTGGTCTTGTAACCATTGCCAAGTTTGCTAACATCATCTCATCATACCCAGTACCTAATAGCCCCACTACATCGACTTCCATGATTTCTTTAAGAATTTCCGATAATGCCCTATCGTTTACTTCAGCCAGCCTTCCAAGTTCGTTATCTCCAGCCAATACTTTAAGAGCTTTTGGACCATTCGAATCAATATCCAATTTTATAACTGGTACTGTAGTTAATCCCATGCGTTTGCTTGCTTTAACTACACCATGTCCAGCCAAAATCACATTATCTTTAGCAATAACAATATTCCGATAAAAACCATGTTCTTCAATGGACTTTACTATATGCACTAATTGATCTTCTGGATGTTCACGATAGTTTTTTGGATGTGGGGTTAAATCATCAATTTTCATTTCTATCGCTTCGTATGGTTTCTTATTTTTCATTTAACACCCTTTCAAAGTATTCAATGGTTTGTTTTAAGCCTTCACGAAGTTGTATCTTAGGCTTAAAATCTAAAGCTCTTTTTGCATAAGAAATATCTGGTTTTCTTTGTGCTGGATCATCTGAAGGCATAGGACGATAGTCAATTCGTGGATTTATACCAGTTAATTCTAATATTAATTCAGCTAATTCTGAAATTGTAAACTCAACTGGATTTCCTAAATTCACAGGACCTTTAACTGGGCTTTCCATTAAAGACTTTAAGCCACGAACCAAATCATCTACATAACAAAAAGACCTAGTTTGCTCACCTAACCCATAAATTGTGATTGGTTGTCCAGTCAACGCTTGCACAATAAAGTTACTCACAACACGACCATCATTAATACTCATGCGTGGACCATAAGTATTAAAGATTCTTGCTACAGATATATCTACATCATACTGTCTGTGATAGTCAAAAAAGAGAGTTTCCGAACAGCGTTTACCTTCGTCATAACAAGCTCTTAATCCAATTGGATTTACATGCCCCCAGTAATCTTCTCTTTGTGGGTGCATTTTTGGATCACCATAGACTTCGCTAGTGCTGGCTTGTAGTATCTTGGCTCCTGTGCGTTTTGCAAGACCTAAAAGATTGATTGCACCTAATACGCTAGTCTTTGTAGTTTGAACTGGATCATGTTGATAATGAACTGGGCTTGCTGGACAAGCTAAATTGTAGATTTCATCCACTTCCACATAAAGCGGAAAAGATACATCGTGACGAATAAGCTCAAAATTAGGATTGTTAAAATTGTGAGCAATATTGGATTTAGACCCAGTATAGAAATTGTCGGCACATATCACCTCATTTCCGTCTTTAAGTAATAAATCAATAAGGTGTGAACCTAAGAAACCAGCCCCACCAGTAACTAAGATACGCTTCATGCGATTTTATTAGCATGGTAGGTATATTCCCACACTTCTTTTCTTTGCTTCTCTAGCGTATTGTTTATGGGCTTTCTGCTTAAATACTTCTGCCTCATTAAATAACACAATGCCATTGAAATCTCATTTTTTTCCAAATCAGGTACATAAGCCTTGATTTGAGTTAGCGTTAAAGTGCTATGTTTCACGAACTCAGCCCTTACTTTATTTGCCGCATTAGCCATAATAATCCCCCAAGTAGTATTACTTAGGGGATCATACCACACAGTATTATTAAGCTACAAGTAATTGGATTGCTTTAGCTTTTACGCTATTACCAGTTCCAAACCAAGTATTATTTAATCTAGCATCAGCCGTTCTTGCTGGATGATGATGATCAAAATATTCCGTTACAGCATTTAGCATTCCCCATTTGGTTTGACCTACCAATTCTGAACCTTTAGCTTGACCTTCAAATAAATCCAAAATCTTTGTAAAGCCTTTGGAATCATTGATGTTGTATTCAGGATCAAGTAATTTAGCTGGATTAGTTAACAAATTTGTTACAAATTCACTAGCGGCATAAGCAGTCATATTTTGTTTTTGCAAATATTTACCCATTTCCATAAAAGCTGAAAATGATTCAACTGCTAAACCTAATTTAGCTTTCATTAACGCATGGTCAAATTCTCTAGCATGAGTAAATGAAACACAGTCTATGCCGTCTTTGGTTGCCATTGACAAAGTATTATTGCAAACAACTCTAACGCTGGTGAATCGTGCTGTAGTCGATAAAGACCTATCGCATGAAGTGGACAATAGCAAAAAGCCGCCAATTCCATCATCTTTGCAAATTTCACCAAATTTGCCAGTTTCAGCCAAAGCCCATAAGCGTTTGCCACCGAATAATGTTCCAGCAGTATGAAGTTTAAATCCTGATTCTTCTACTAAATCTTTAAAGAAATCAAGCACTTCGGCTGGTTGTACTGGTTTATAACGATCTGATACTACGGACATTGGTGCATTTGTATCGCTACGATATAAAACATTTTGACCGCCAAAAGTTTGATTATTGCCATTAGCAACAAACTCAACTGGTGTTGATTCTAAAGTCCAGTCCATGCCAGCCGCTTTTCGCCAAGTTGCCATATCTGCATTTTGATCAAGTTGCTGACCAAGTTCATGCCAAGGGGTTTCACCTACAAAAGCCATTTCAGCAAAGCCATCTTGACGGATTGTGATTTCATGTGCCATTTTTATTTCCTTTTCGTGATTAAATAAATAAAGTCAAAAATTGACCTAATGTAATACCCATAATACCTACTGCAAACATGATGCCTAATACTGCACCAAACAAACAAGCCAAGATAAAGTCTTTCATTATTTTGGCTCCCATAAATTAATTGCAAGGGCTATAGCCATTGGTTTATTTGGAGCAAAGTCCAAAATTTCACCATTTTTGCGAACCGACCAAGAGCCAGATTTGCCTTTTACTACATAATAAACACCGCTTTCAGTTGTATCGCATACAACACGAAAGATAGTGGATTTGATTTTTTGGATTTGTAATTGATTCATTTTGATTTCCTTTTCATGGATTTGACTAAGACCGCCTTGGCGGTTTCGGCTATTAAAGCCTCTTCAGTTAGCCTGTAATAATTTTCCCGTTTTTATAAGCCCAAATAGTTTTAACAGCAACTCTAGCTTTTGGTGAGTAATACTGCGGATAAGTTTCGATTGATTTAATTTGCTCTACAAATAAAATATTGCGTTTTTCTGCTAAATCTTCAACGATTTTTAAAGCGTAAGCAATTTGCATTGTTGTATTCATTTTATTTCCTTTTCAATGGTATGAACAATGTGTCCATAAGTAGTATTATATACACTTCTATCAGTAGTTCATAACAAACTAAAAATAAATAATACTATTTCACTACATGAAAAGATCAAAAAAAACCCCCATTTAAGGGGGTTGTAACTACCTATTCTTTAGTATTTCAATTCCTTTTTTACAATCTTCGCAATCACACGGTATTACATCAGTTTTAGCGGCTTTTCTTATTTCTGAAATAGTATCAAATCCTCTTACATGTACTAAGTCATCCGCAAATCTATAACCATGTGGCAACCATAAAAAAAATGCTTCCCCATCTGGATCAACATCTCTTTTAATATCTAAGATATATTTCATTTTGATTTCCTTTTCGTAGGTTTAAAGAACAATTACATGAATGACATTTGCCTTTCATATGAGTATTATATCATACTTCTAGTTTGTTGTAAACTAAATTTTAGATGGGGGTGGGGGGTAGCCACGAAAAGGTCGGTTCTTTATGCCGAAGCAGATTATAGAGATGCCACTCTTACTACCCCCCATAGATGGGAGGGGTTTTATCCCCTCTTATTACTTAAAACGGAATATCATCATCTATTATTGTAGCTCCAGCACCATGAGCAGTAGGTTTACTACCAGCTTCTTTAGGCTTTGGCTCAAATAATGAAATCCAACCATCCCAGTTTACAGGAATTGAATCAATTTTTAAAGATAAATGCCCTTGATCGCTTTGGAAGCAAACTCCCATGTTATGCCATCTAGCCTTTTCTTCGCCATTACGATCTTTATAAGTGCCATTCTTTGCTTTTACTTCGTATCTAACAACCGCCATCATTTTTCTCCTGAGAGGATTTTAATTATTGTTTCTACTTCTGCTAGAAACACCTTTACTGCTAACTCCATATCGGCAATAGAATCATTACTCCTATGGCATCGTTTTACAAACAAACGATTCTTTTCTGGCAAGCGTGGGTCAAAACTAACAAAATCGCACCATTCACGATTAGTAACCCACATCTGACATTGCATTTGCCAATAATAAGCACTTGGAACTTCATCAGCCCAAATATAGTCTAGATGAGTTGTAGTATTAGGGCATTTAATCTCTACTAATCCATCATCACCAACAAGACCATCTGGGCTACAACCAAGCCAATTAATTTCTGGATGCTTCCAAAAGCCTGTTTTATCCACAAAAGTATTAGCAAAAACT